GATGCATCGTTATCGCTAGACGGCGTTAAAGTAGGGTACACATATGTTAATGCGCCTAATGACATCCTCACAGTCCCCGCTGGTATTACAGAATCAATCGTATTTAATTTAGCGCTTCGCTTAGCCAGCGGCTACGACATGCCAATAAGTCCTGACCTCAGAAACAACGCTATGATGTCAATGGTTATTATGGAAAACTACGGTGTTCAAATAGGCAAGGCGAACTTCAGCGGCAATGTTCCTCTGGGCTCAGGCAATGAGTATGATAGTGGCGGCTTCTCGGATGATCCATTCTTTCCTGGAACTTGTGAAGACCAAGATTTAAACGTATATCCAACCAATGGTGACAAAAATGGCTTGTAAAACCATACCACAAGAGCTTGCCGCTGCATTAGGCAAAACAGTCGTTTCTTCTTCTGATCAATTACCAATAGTATCTAATGACCAGTTGTATCGCGTAACGGTCGGTAATCTAGCCACATCACTAGGACTAACAGGAGCAATAATCTCCGCAAACGCAGGAGGCGCAACGCCTGTTTTGACAGGAACAGCGCCCAACTATATTATTCGCGGAATATTAGGGGGACAAGGCATATCCGCAGCAGTAAGTCCACTAGGCGCTGTAAGTATTAATGGGCAATTTAATAACGCTGGCTCATCAGTAGACGGCGCAGGAATAATTAAAGACAGAACTTCATCCACTATAGAAATGAGGCGTTTGTTCGCGGGCAGAGGGATTGCCATTACCCAAGAAAATAATAAAATAATAATAGATAACAGCCAAGTCGATGTTTCTAATCGCACAGCCATAATAACCGCGCTGGCTGACTTTCCGCCTGCATCCGCGGGAGTAATTACATTAGCGGCCGATACTGATTATTTAATTAGCAATTCCATAACAACAACAAACCGCTTTTTGACTTCGAATAACACAGTCATAAGGTCTGTTGACCCAAGAATAGTAACGCTAGAATATACAGGCACTGGCGTTATGTTCACTAACGGACAAGGCGCATTTGTTTTAAAGGAAATAGCGCTTGACTGCCCTAATGGAACATTAATAAATAATAATAACACCAACGGCTCTTTTTATATAGGCTACGTTATTATCCGCGAAGTAGCCAATTTAGGTAATCTCAGTAAAGAATCTGTAACGATAGACAATGTTCTCATAGAGCTTATAACAGGCGCAACTGGGTTCGTTTACTTAGCGCAAACAAACAGGCGATTCTCTTGTAGAAATTTAGTGATTAATAATGCCACAAACGCTGCGCTAGACTTTGTAAATTTCGGAACAGCTACATTTAATAATATTGACATGACCGCGATTGAGGTTCTAGCTTCTGTTTCAGGCCAATCTCTTATTAAAGGAGTAGGCGCGGCCAATTTAACGGCTGATGCGTATGCGCTTATTAACTCAATCACTCTAATCGGCGGCATCGCAGCGTTAGATGTAGTTGCATATGGAAATATTGGTTGGGAATTCAATCAAGTCGCTGGCATTCCTAACACTATGCCAGCTTCGCAAATATTTCTTGCCGCATCAGCGGTGGTTACTATTGCGACAATAGATGCATACGTTCTTGCTTCTGGCACATACACATCTAACACGGCCGATTATTTCAGCAACGCAACAGGCGGACGAATTACATATAACGGAAAGCGCCCGTTGTTTTGCAGGTTAGATACTACCTGCGGCCTTGAACCTGCGGCCAATACAGACCAAGCAGTAAAAATAGCATACTTTTTAAATGGAACAAAAATAGATGCTAGTTCAGTAACAAGCTTTATTAGTACAGAGCTTCCATCTGTGGTTACTTTGGCTTGGGGCGTTACATTAAATGCTGGTGACTTTATTGAAGTGGGCTTTGCTAATGGCACCTCCACCGCTAACATAGAGCTTAATCAACTTCTAATCAGAGCAAGCTAATATGGCTAATATGTCTTTGCCTTTAGGGGCTGGTTTTTATCAATCCGACTCCTTGCCTTTTGCAAACCAGCGATGCGTGGGACTATTCCCCAATATACCACAAGCTCCTGCGTTAACGCCTGATAGTCTATTCGAGGTTCAAGGACTTATAGAAGTCGCTAATACCAGCCGTAAGGCCGCTGATAGGAATAGAGGCGCATGGTCTTTTAACGGCGTTCCGTATTTTATAAACGGGCAACAGCTTTTCAAGCTAGTTCGTTCTGTTTTATTTGGCGGTACGATAGCTTATAATCCAGTATCGGTCGGCGCTATTGACGGAACAGGGTTGTGCAGCATGTCAGACAACGGCGTTCAATTAATAATAATTAACAATTCTGGTTCTGGGTTTATATACCAACCTTCGACTTCTGAAAACGCAAGCGTTCAACCAATAACGTCTAATGGATTTACAGCCAACGGTACGCCGCAACAAGTCGTCTATTTAGATGGTTATTTCATAGCGACAACAAATAGCAGAAAGGCAATAATCAGCGGAATCAACGACGGGTTTAGTTGGAACGCATTAGACTCAATTACAGCGGAAGCAGACCCTGATAACATAGTCGCTCCGTTCGTATACAAAAATCAGCTTTATTTACTTGGCGCTAAGACCACAGAAACATTTCGAAACATAGGCGGCGCAGGCGTGCCATTTCAAAGAATAAACGGCTTTGTTCTTACTCGCGGTTGCGCATCACCTTTTTCAGTCATTAAGCTCGGCGCTAATGTATTTTGGATAGGCAACGGCTCGAATGAACAGCCAGTCGCTCTTATGTTTAGCGGAAGTGAGCCGCAAAAGATTAGCACCACAGCCATAGACAATAAACTTCACGAACTATCCGCTGAGCAAATTGGTCAGGTATTTAGTTTTGCTTACTCTTTGCGCGGCCATGACTTTGTATCTTTTTCATCAGACAGCTGGACTTTTATATATGATGTGTCTACAGGGCAATGGCATGAAAGAGAAAGCCAAGTATTTGCTAATAATCGTAAAGTCACAAAGCGATGCAGAATTCAATCCGTAGTCAGCGCATATAACGAACTTTTTGCAGGAGACGCAGAGGACGGTAGAATAGGACTAATAAGCGAAACGACATACACAGAATACGACGAAGCTATGATAAGCTTTTTCACGACAAGTCCTTTGTATAATTTAGGCAATAGCTTTAGTTTACCGTCGATAGAGCTGCTTTGCGAATCAGGCGTGGGCAGTGAGTTGGAAAGAAACCCAGAAGTAAGGTTGCAAATAAGTCGTGACGGCGTTGTTTTCGAAGACCCTAGAACCAGAATGCTAGGCTCAGAAGGCAATAGAAAAATAAGACAAGTCTGGTATAGAAATGGCCGCGTCAGTCGATTATGCATTTTTAAAGTGACTGTCAGTGACCCTGTAAAGCGGCGCTTCTTCGGGCTAGAAATTAAATACAAGCAAGGAGTTTCCAATGCCTAAGATTAGTGGATTGCCTAAAGCACGTCCCTACGTCGATGAAAATTTAGTTTTCAATAGCGAAGGTCGCGTTGCGCAAGAGGAAATCGAGTCTAGGATAGCCATAACAGGAGTAGGCGCTCCAGAGGGAAATGTTTTTGCGGAGGTAGGCGCGATATACTACGATTTAGAGGGCGGCACTGGCGCAATCATATATATTAAGTGCACAGCAGAAGGAGTTGATGGATGGGTATTAGCGTAACAAGATGCCATACCGCAAATTCAATTTTGCCTGTTGTCGTTAGTTGTTTTACTGATATAGTAGAGGACGACACAAATGAAGATGCTTTAATAAATTACATTAATGTTTATACCGACTGCTGGCTTAAAATTAAGCGTGGTAATATTCTATTAGGTTTTGTTGAGTTTTCGCCGTATAATAGAACTATGCTAGAAATTCATCCTTTTATAAAAAAAGAACACAGGCAAGAAAGTCAGGCGGCTGTGCAGGCTGCGATAACTTGGGTAATTGATAATTCACCAAACATGTATAAATCATTGATTACTAGCATCCCTACTTGCAAAAGATACGCGACGTTGTTCGCCAGAAAGATGGAATTCAAAGAAGTAGGCCGTTACAAAGGCGGATTCACAAAAGACAACAAGCAACACGACATAGTTTTATATCAAAGAGGCATAAGATAATGGGCCAAATAGTTGATGCAGTTTTCGGCGGAAGCGCAAAAGATGCAGCAAGAGCGCAGAACCGCGCCACTCAAGATGCAATGAAGCAATTTAAAGAAGGCACGGCAGAAGCCAAGCGTGAAATAATGCCGCGATTTGAGTCAGCAGAAATGGAAAGATACAAACGGACTCAACAGTCAATGGACGTTCTGAAGCAAGGGTTTATGCCTCAAATGGACGTTATAAATCAAGGCAACATGAACGCGCAAAATACTATAGCTCAAGCCGCGCCGCAAATGGCTAACGCTATACTAGGCGGCGATGTGAATTTCGAATCTTTGCAACCACAGGGAATAAACTTCGATGCTATGGGATTTTTAGGTGGAATGCCTGACGTAGAAGCTCCAGAAATGTCGCCGCAACCGCAAATGGGGCCAATGCAGTTTCCTAATGGACAGCCGTTTCAGTCTCCTGCCATGGGATTCCTCGGCGGCCAAGGTGGGCCAATCGAATTCGGTGGACTCAAATTCGGTGGATTTAATCAGAGGCAGCGATAATGCAAAGACCAAACAATCAAATCATGCGCGACTTTGGAGGCAAAAATAGAAGGTCTAACCCTGCCAGAATGTCGGTACGAAATCCCAGTGACTTCGCCGTGCAACATCAACAGAATCAATCTCCTCCGATGATGCAAAACCAGATGATGCCAAGCACGCAGCGCATAAGCGGGCCACTCGCAAATTTACTAAGCGGCGATTCGCCCCAACAACAACAACAAATATCGCCAATGGCTAGATCAGGAATATTTAGCGGCCTTAATCAGCCTCAACAGCAGCAACAACAAGCTCCTGACTTAAACGCCCAAAGAGCCGCTAATTTGCAACAGCAACAGCAGGCCACTCAGCAGATGATGTCGCAATCTCAGATAGGATTAGCTGGAAGTGAGTCGGCTTTGCAAGGAGCGCTGGGCGGCGGATTAAACGCCATTCAACAAGGAACGCAAGGCGCTCTTGGTCAGCTCGGCGGCGCTAACAATCAAATTCAAAACTTTCTTGGACAAGGGTCTAATGCGATTCAAGGCGGTCTTAACGCAGGCAACATGGCCTTTGGCCAAGGCGCTAATGCGATTCAAGGCGGCGTCAATCAAGCTGGATTAGGAATAAATCAAGCCAACGCTGGATTAGGCTCGGCCATGAGTCGTTCTCAAAGCATATTGCAAAACGCAATGAGCGGTGCGCAAGGACAGCTTAGCGGCGCTAACCAAAGACTCAGCGAAAGACTTAACAGAGGCGCTCAACAAGCGCAAGCAGGAACTCAAGGCGGTCTTGATCAACTTAATCAAGCTGGTCAAGCACTAGTAGGTTCTGAAAATAGAGCGTTAGGCGCTGTTAATCAAGGCTTTAATACAGGCATAAATGCGTTAGGAAACTTCCAAGGCGGCGCGGAGGCTAACAACCAGCAAGCGCGTTTATCTGGCGCTTTCGGAGCGGAGCAACAACAAGCCGCGATGAACGAAACGATGAACAGCCCTGAGTTCGATTTTATACGTGAACAAGGCATGAGGTCAGTACTAGCAGGAGGCGCAGCCACAGGAGGTCTAGGCGGCGGCGAAATAAACAGAGAGCTAACCCGCTTCGGTCAAGGTTTGGCGTCTACTCAACTACAATCGTCATTCGATAGACTCGGCGGCGTGGCCAATAGAGGGCTTCAAGCTACTGGACAACAAGCCAGTATGCTAGGACAGCAAGGCCAATCCAATGCGGATGTAATCGGTAACAACTCGCAAATGCGCAACCAACTCGCTGGACAAGGCGCTTCGATGCAAGGCCAATTAGGTCAAACCTTAGCTCAACTATCTGGCCAAGGCGCTGGACTAGAAGCTCAGATGGGCCAAGCAGCCGCTAATCTACAAAGCCAATTAGCTCAGTCGGCATCGGCGGCGAACATGCAAGCAGCACAGGCTCAGGCTCAGCTATCTGGACAGCAAGCAGGAATTCAAGCTCAAGGCGGACGCGACCAAGCCAATCTATTCGGACAGCAAGCAGGATTGCAGGCTCAAGGTGGACGCGACCAAGCTAATCTATTCGGACAAGGCGCAGGCCTTACTGGCCAACTCGGCGCACAAGCGGCTGGATTCATGAGTAACGCAGGAAACAACGCCGCGGACTTAACAGCGGGAATCGGCGGACAAGTAGCAGCAGGCAGAACCAGAGCTGGCGAACAAATCGCTAATCAATTCCAGCAACAAGCATCGCAGTTATCAGGTCTGCAAAATCAACAAGGCCAACAGGCTGGCCAGCAAATCGGCGGCCTTAGCGCCAACATAGCTAATTTACTATCTGGACTAGGCGGCCAAAATGCTCAGAGCCAACAGCAACTTGCAACGATACTTGCTAACCTAGCCACTGGACAAGGCTCGGCATTAGCTGGAATGCAACAAAGCATAGGCGCGGCTAACGCGGCAGGAATCACTGGAAAAGCCAATGCCATTAACAACACCATCGGAACGGGCATCAGCGCTCTTATGTTATCTGACCGCAGACTTAAGAAAGATATTAAGGCGGTGGACGATTACAACGGCCTAACAGTTTACACTTGGAACTGGAAGCATATGACAGGCGGCGCTATGGGCTTTATGTCTGACGAAGTTCGCAAGCTTATTCCTTCGGCGGTGGTCGCATTCCCAGACGGCTTCGACAGAGTAAACTATCAGGAGGTTTTTAATGCAATTTAATTACAATGTAAACGGCTTAAACATCGACGTGTTAGGACTGGCGAATCAAAAAGCTAAGTTGGAAAGCATAAAGTCTGATAAGCTAATGAGAGAGAACGCAACTAAAGAGAAAGAGCGATTGAGCCGCTTAGTGAAGCAACGAGCAGAGGCGGTCACTAACGGCAAAAGCACTACTGGCATCGACCGACTTATGTTCGAAATTAATCCTGATTTTGCTATTCAAAATAGAGAGTTTGAAAGCGAAATGAACGAAGAATCAATGACTAGTATGTACGACACCATCGAAGAAGCCAAGATTCTAGCCGACAACGGACAAATCGAAGCCGCGGCTAATATGGTGGAGCAGCGTAACCAGATGCTTAAGGACGGTCAGCAACCTAACAAAGAAACGCAAATGATAGTAGACGCATTTAATACTGGCGATATAACAAAAATAAACCAGATGCTAGACATAGGAATGCAAATGGGACAGCAAGGCGGCTATCTTGAAGTTCCTAGTCCAGATGACTTAGAGGTTTTGAGCAAGTCCGTAGATGCACAAGGCAATGAATATTATAACGTCTTTAATAAGACTAACCAAACTATGTCCAAGCAATTTACTGGCGGCGTTAAGCCGCAAGACGGTAGCGAGGACTACAAGCCAGGAAAAGATGTCTCTAAATTTATTGTAGATGCTGGTCTTGAGTCAGAGAAGTTCGCTAATGAATCCAGAACTGCTTCACGCTTAGCCGATGCTTATGCAGAAGTAGCGGCTGATCCATCAATTGATGATGCTGGCGTTCCAGCTATGGCTGAACGGTTTCTTCGCACAATTACAGGACAAGAGAATGCAGAGTCATTCATGAGGAAAGAGGCCACAAGGTTAATCAACAGCGGCATCATAGGTGACCTTCCACCTGGCGTTGCATCGGATAGAGATATTGCAATTATCAGCGAAGGTTATCCGAAATCAACAAACAACGCCAGGCAAATGGCCAACTGGTTTAGAGCCTATGCAGCGACTAAAGACCGATTATCAAGGCTTAAAAATGGTCGCTCTGAGTTTTCGGAAATGTTTGGCGGCTTCAACATAGCCAAGCAAGCTGGCACTTTACGCGGTATGGAAGTTAAGAAAAACGAGCGCTTTGATCAGTATTACGAACGCCTTGTAACTAGCCAACGAGAGGAACGCGACCGCGCTAGAACATCAGCCAACAACGAGCGCGACCTCGAAGCGGCTATCGGCGGCACTGGAGGATTAGGCGATGCGCCTCCTATGACGCCGATACAGAAGCAGATTAAAGCCTTAGAGGACGAAATAAACCAACTAGGCGGTAAGCTATAATGACCGAAGAAGAAGAACAGCAACGATACTTAGAGCTACTACAAAAAAAGAAAGCATTGCTTGAGCAGCAGCAATCCGCTCCAGCTCCTGAAGTTGAGCCTGAGCGGCAACCTATGCCCGCTGATGCAGGATTCTTAGAAACCTTCGGCGGCGCTATCGCAGGCACAGCTAAGGATACAGTTGGATTGGGAGAAAACTTATTAGATGCAGGCGCAAATTTAGTTGGCGATGTAGTAAGCAACGTGCAAAAAATAGGCGATGCATATGTAAAAGGCCAAAGACTACTAAGACAGCCTTTCACTGGCAGCATGGGCGAACCTTCAGAAGAGGAAGTGATTCAGCGGCAAAAAGACGTGCGCAAGTTTTTCGATTATGAGCCGCGCACCGAGTCTGGTAAAAGACTGCAAGAAATGGCTAAGAACGGAATTGCAGCAGCAATAGACGGCTCTGGTGCAGGCGGCGCTTTGCAAGCAATAGGCAATAGCATCAACGCCTTTAAAGATTCTGTCGAGGAAAAGACAGGCTCAAGAGTAATGGCCGAAGCTAGTGTCGCCGCGCCTGAGCTTCTTATCGACGTGATACCTGCTATGCTCCCCGTTAAGTTCGCTAAAACGGCTAAAAATGTTACACCCAAAGATATTAGGAATTCTCAGCTAGAGGTAGGCGATAACCTACAAAAGATGACCGAAATTCGGAATCAACTGTATGCAGAGTTCGATCAAAAAGGAGTCGCGCTAAAAGGCGGAACGATTGCAAAAGCAGCGGACTATATTGAAGCGCAGTTACTTGATAGCGGCATTGCGGTTAAGGAGCTAGGCTTGGGCAATCAACTAGATGCAATAAGGAGAAACAATCCCATAATTCGTGATCAGCAAGGCTCGTTGCCCAGTGTAAGAAAAGAGCGCATTGGTAAATTAGAAGACACTAAAAAGTTCTTGTATCAGGGCTATGCCTCTAAAACGCCTGAACAAAGATTCGCAATAGATTCCGCGGCTCGTTCATTAGACGCCTTTACGTATAACCTTACTAAAGGCCAAGGCTTGCTAAATGTTTCAGCGTCGGAAATAGATGGCAAAACATTACGAAAAATGTTCGGAACGGCTCGTGAATTATCAGGCCGCGTAATACGCTCAGAGAATATAAAACTCGCTTCATATTACGCAAGTCTAAAAGACACGCCAAAAGGAACGATTGATGAATTTAAGAAAGGCATTAACAGCATTCTAAGAAAGCCGCAGCAACGTAAATTTTATGGCAAGGCTGAAATAGGCGCTATGGAGGATTTACTTCGAGGAAAGCCGCTGCTGGATGAAAGAAACTTCTTAAAGATGATGGGCTCACTAGGCATAAAGGCAACGCCTGTCGGCGCAGTAATCGGCTTAGCTAGAGTGTACAGAGCATTCGGCTCAACAAGAGTAAGGCAAATGCCGATTGTTGGCCCAGCCCGCGTTTTAGCTGATACCCTTACTGGCGAAACTAAAATACAAAATAAAGCCGCAAAATCCATCGTTGCTAAAATACAAGGCGGCGCTAGAGGCGAAGAAGTCGTGACTCAATATCTTAAGTCAGTCCCCAAAGGGAAGCGCGACCCGATGATGTTAGCTGAGTTTCTCGCTGACCCAAGAATTAAATTAAATGATATTAAGTTGCGCGGCAGCAAGTTAGAAAAAGAAGCCATAGAAATAGCTAACGGCATCAGGGCGCGTCGCGTTATACTAGCTGCACCTTTAACTCAAAATGAAGAAGACGAGGAAGAAAATGTCCAGATTCAATAATCCAATACCTCAGTTTATTTTAGAAAATGGCGACCTCGCAGCAGGCGGAGAACTGACTTTTTATGAAAGTGGAAGCAATACTATTCTTTCCATATACGCTGATATAAATGAATCAGCTCCGATTGCCAATCCAGTAACTTTAGGTAGCCGCGGCGAAGTGCCAAACATATTCTTTAGCCAATCAGCAAGAGTAAGACTGACAGACATAAACGGGAATCAGCTATTCGACGTTGACCCTGTCGGCGGCGCAAGTGCTAGTGGCGCATTCCAAATATGGAACTCTAACGTGGTGTACAATGAAAATGACATCGTATTTGGTTCTAATGGATCACCATATATAAGTATCGTTATTCAAAACGAAGGCAACGACCCTATCCTTAGCGCAGGCAACAATCCTTTTTGGTCTCAACTTCTTCAAGTTAAATTCTGGAATGCAGCAGAATCTTTTAATCCCAATGACATAGTTAATCAGCAAGGCGTTTTATACAAGGGAATAACATCAGACAACGAAGGCAATGACCCATCGACTGATGATGCTAATAACTGGATTTCCATAGCTGATGCAAGGTTCGTCGTTTATGACAATACGACTAGCGGAATATCTGCAACCAACGCGCAAGCCGCGCTCGATGTAAACGCAGAAGATATATCCAATCTACAATCAGAAACAGGCAGTTTAAATACAGTCATGCCTCAAACAGGCGGCGGTGCATTAACTGCATTACGCATCAATGAGATTCGTGACGGCAATACTGGATATACTCTACCACTTGCTAACAGTGTACTAGTTAACCAAACCATTACTATTACCCTGCCAGATGAATTTAAAACTAACGAGCCAGTAGTTACTCGCGCAGGTAGTGACACAATAAGCTATTCTGGCGGTACAGACACAAGCTTAACATTTGACTCAGGCTCAAGTGTTTCGATTACATTAACGTCCGATGGCGTATCAGATTGGGGACTATAACATGACAATAAAATTAAGTGATTTAGGTGGTGGCGGTGGTGGTGGCACTGCACTAGGTGAGATTACTAGGCTATTTCCAAACTTCCAAGACGACTACGAGCGAGACGGTCAAAAGTTTTTACGTAGCGGTTTTGCGATAACTTCGGGTTGGGATGCTTCGTTAGATCCATTTATATTCCCTGCGGGGGTTTGGACAGCAGTAACCTCAGGCTTTGGTAGTGCACAGATACGCTCAGTAGCAACAGACCAAGCAGGCGTATGGGTAGCCGTTGGCGATAGCGGTATTATGACAAGAAGTACTAACGATGGAGCTAGTTGGTCAGCAGTAACCTCAGGCTTTGGTAGTGCACAGATAAACTCAATAGCTACAGATGAAGCAGGTGTCTGGGTAGCAGGTGGCAGTAGTGGTACTATGATAAGAAGTACTGACGATGGAGCTAGTTGGTCAGCAGTAACCTCAGGCTTTGGTAGTACACTTATACTCTCAATAGCCACAGACCAAGCAGGTGTCTGGGTAGCAGGTGGCAGTAGAGGTACTATGACAAGAAGTACTGACGATGGAGCTAGTTGGTCAGCAGTAACCTCAGGCTTTGGTAATGCAA